CTACATGCAGCTCTTTTAATTCCTGATCAATCAATTTTTTCATTAATTTTGAACCTCTCATACTTTAACAACCTCCATTTCTGTAAGAAAATCACTGCTTGATAATTTATGCAGCCCTTTTTTGACTCTATATAAGCCTGAAATAGTCTTACTATCTATGCTGATAATACTGTCGGCCCATATTCTATAATTAAGCAGAGATTGCACCTTATATCCTTCTTCTCCGTCCTCGTCAATCTTTTGTGGAGAAGCTATTAGGCCTGTTCTTTGATTAAGATTAACAATTTCCCTGGTCCCGGCTTCTTCTGGTCTGAGATAAATCTTGCTTCTGCCTACATGCAGTTTAGTGGCTGCATCAATTGCTATTTCTTCAAGTGCTGTTTTGATAGTTCCTGAAAAAGTCTTTCCTTTTGGATAGTCTATGTTATTGGCTAGATTAATTTCTCCAACTCCAAAAGGAAGCATATCAATTAGATCAACAGCAACATCTCTTGCTCTAATGCCAGCCCTCCAGGTCTGATTGACAGTAGTATTCAGCCAGTCAGAAGTATTATCTCCCACTACAATTTCAGTAATCTTATCAGTTGTATCCCATGATGTTTGAGTATGAGATATAATACCAGGTAGCAAAAGGCCGACATCATCTTTATAGCCAGCCCTTAAAGTAAAATTAGTATCTTTTTTTAGTAAATCTATCGTTTTATTACTGATATTAAAAAATCTTACATGACCAACATTGCCATCTGAGTCAGTATTAAAATTAACTTCGAATTCTAAATCAAGATCAGGATATTTGATTTCTTTATTTTCTAAAGCAAATATTGCTTTTCTGCCAAAAGCTCTAGTCATTAGTAATCACCAGCTATATATAGCTTTACACTGTCATAAAAATTATCGTAAGTAACTCCCTCTTTTTCTGCAGCCATTGTTTTATCAAGTGCTATAATTCCAATCCCCTCAGGTAGCCTATCATCAATGATATTGTCAAACATATTTGTACTATACGTTATTTTTTTACCTTCGAGTATTGTTTCCCCGGTAGAATCAAAAACTGACATAGCAAAAAAGCCTTGATGATTCCAACTTATTTCAAATACAAGTTCTGTTCCTGCTACATCAGTTAAAAACCTATCGGGGATCTGCTTAATATTATCTTTTTTAACAGGTAAATATTTAACTTCCATCACTCATCACCGCCGAAAGGAGAAATCATTGAGGTAAGAATTGACTGATCAGTGCTTTCTTCATCTACATTTTCTGTTTCATTAGACCGCTCTTCTGTTTCTGTAGCATTTTGCTGCACTTCATTGCCGGTTGATGGGTCAATTCCTAAATTAACAAATATAGTTTCCTGTTCAGCTACTTGTACTTGTTTTAAGGATATGCTGCCCTGGTAACCATTTGCTATTTGAGCATCAGTGTCAAAATTTATACTTAAAATAACCATATTTTCATATAGTCTATAATCTTTAACATCCATGTAGTTAAAAACTTCATCATGCTGACTTGCTTCTTCTAATCTATCCCGCTGATCTTCTGCTTCATCTCCAGCTATAACAAAAGTGTGATTAATTTCAACCGGCTGGTGATTGATATGATCAGCTATTTCAGTTTTATCTTCAACTGGCTTTTCAGTAACTTCATTTTTCAAGTTAACAGATTCTTCAGGAGCAACTTCAATTTCTATATCAAAATCATCATTATATAATCTAGCCAATGGCCTCACCTACCGATGCTGTCGCCTCTCCATCAAAATATTGTTCTATAATTTTTATTATTTTTTGAGCATCCTGAACAGTGTTATTTGATCCTTCAAGATTGAGGTTTTCAATAACAACTTTCTTTTCTGATTTACTGCTGGACTGTTTATTGCTTTGATTATAATTATTATTTGTAACGCTTTGAGAACTGCCAAAACCACTGTCAGATATACTCGACATTGGATTGTAGTCTTTAACAATAGTCTTAGGCTCAGTAATCATTGACTCAGTCCACATATTGCTTAATGGTCCAGTAACCTGCTTTCTGGACTTATCAACACCTTTTCCGATGGTTTGAGTGAGCCCCGGTCCTACCTTATCCAATCTGCTTAATGGTCCAACTTTAGCAGGTGATTGAGGGAGGTAATCCATCACTTTTTTAGCCATTCCCTGCATCCAGCCTGGCAGCTTATCCATAGCATTTTCAATTGCTGTTTTTAGGGCAGAACCAAAGTCTATATTACTTAATTTACTTTTAATGCTGCTTGCCCATTCATCAATCTTTGCTATAGGATCAGGTATGTCTGGCATGCTAAGACCGGGCAAATCGAATGGAATCAAGTTATCAACAAAAGATTTAGCATTATTCCAGGTGCTCTTTACAGATCCTAATAAATCTGGAATAGTAGGAATTTTAATTTCCGGCAGACTTTGAGACTTTAAGTTATTAATAAAGCTCTTGCCTAAATTCCATACTCCTTTGACTGCTTCCACTAAATCTGGTAATGTTGGAAGCTTGATCGCTGGCAGTTCAATCCCAGTCTTATCTTTTATAAATTGTCGGCCAGCTTCATAAATTTTATTAATTATATCCGGCAGGTTTACTACTGGAACCAAAAATCTAACTATTTTTAAAGGATTATCTTTTACATAATTGGCAGCAGCTATAATTTTTTCTTTAATTGCTCCAGCTATATCTGGTATATGACTCAGCTTAAAAACATCTAAGAATAAATTCCCTATAAAATTTAATTTAGCAGAAACAATAGTCTTAATACCTTCAAATATATCAGCTATCCCGCTGTAAAATTGATCAACAGCGTCCCAGTACATATTAAAATCACCAGTAACAATACCTTTGATTAACCCAGATATCATTTTTATTGGTGAAAATAGTATCTTAAATGCACCTTCAAATATTCTTACAGCTCCAATTACAGTAGATTGAACTAATGGTTCTATATAAGCAAATGAAGCTTTTATTGCTTCCCAGGTCCAGAGTGCTGCATCTCCAACATCCCTTAAAACACCTTTTAAGTCTTTGTTTATGCCGGCCCATGCTAAAAACTTATTAATTATAGGTAATAGAGTACTTTCTCCTCCGTTTAGACCGACCCATAAATCTTCTATTGCTAATACAATTCCAGTTACTGCTGCAGCTACACCAAAAGTGCTTATAGAGAATATACCTGCTATAAAAGGCCATGCTGCACTTACTGCTCCAATAGCCGCTGCTATTCCAGTAATTGCAACGCCTATAGCAAAAAACCTTGTAGCTGCCTGTAATTTGTCGCTTTCTTTTAACTTTTCAAGAAATTTGTTAGTAACAATTAACCCCTTATTAAACGCAGGAGTAAAACTAAATCCCATAGCAATAGAAACATCACGAATATTTCCTTTAAATCTTAACCATTGATTATTAAATTCCATTGCAGTTCTTGTTGCATCGTTAACAGCGTCACCAGATTGCCTGATCATTTCTTTAAATCTTAACTGCATTTTTGTGAGATTATCTAAATCCTTAAAATTCTTTTGATAGCCCTCTCTTTGAGCAGCAAGATTTAAAGTGGCTTCACTGAGCTGTATTCCAAGGCTTCGGACGGCTCTGTGATTACCTATTAAACCTGATTGCATTAAGCTGGCCGCTTCATTTGTTGCAACATTATTAAATGAACCTAAGTCAGCTGCTAAACTAACCATTTCTTTAGATAACCCTGCAGCTTCATCTCTTGCAAGCCCCATTGGTACCAGTACATCCTGAAAACTGTTTAGCCAATCTAATGTTGCATATTTTGAGCGACCAATCTGGTTAGAGTATTGGTCAGCCCATTTTCTAGTTGAGTCAGCAACTTCTCCAAAAACAACATTAAATTTATTGACAGTTTCATTAGCATCGGCGGCACTGAACACCGATTTTCCTATTGCGGCAAATCCCGCACCAGCTGCTATACCTAATTGATACCGATACCTTTCCAACACCGCAACACCATTACTGATCTGTTTCTTAGCATCATTAAAGGCAGTAGATATTGCTCGGCCAGCAGTTACTGCTTTTCTTTCCAGAGCTCCCATTCTGTCGGTAGCTCTTATAACATTATTTTTAAAGCCGTCAACTCGTCTGTCAGCTTGAGTTAGTGGCTTATCATTTATTCCAAATCCAACTTGAAAGCCTAAAAACCTTTGTGCTCCTCCTGCTGGCATATCTACCGCCCTCCTTCTGAACTGTTTTTAACTTCATCATTGAAAACTTCTAAAGCAGCCCTGGCTTCTAAAAAATGATCTAAACTCCATTTTGCAACTTCTTCTTCAGACTGCATCTTAAAAACCAGAGCCCAGTAATCTTTTAAAAGGCCTTTAATCTGTCTTTTATAACGATCATGATTGACAATTAACTCGCCTTTTTTGTTTATAGTGCTATACTTAGGCTCCAAGAAACGTTTCTATACTTTTTACAACCTCTTTCAGTTCCTTAGACCTGTTGTAGTTTTCTATTTCTTCGATTAAATCCTGAACATGATTCAGCTTTTCAAAGTCATCCATAGTGACATCTTCTTCTAAGGCTTCAGCCATTAAATTATCAATATAGACTTCCTGAGAAAACTGACCAGTATCATCTTTAGATGTATCTTCAATTTCTAAAATTTCTTTATTTCCGATGTACTTAACTGTATATTCATCACCGTTTACAGTTACTTTTTTCTCTTTTTCAGCCTTAACATCAAAATCATCTATCTTAAGCGGGTTAATCACTACATTGTCTAAAAGACCGCCGATATATTTCTTTCTGGATGTAGATCCATAGCGGTCTCGACATTTGTCCTGATGTTTTATGTACCATCTGACACCAGGGTTCTGCAGTGTATATTTATTATCCCCTACAGCTATTGTTTTTTTGTTACCTTCTTTACCCATTATTTATAATACCCCCTCGAATGCTTCCTCATAGTCAGCTACAAGCAGAACCCATTCTCTGTCGCCGGGTTCATTGGACTTTACATTATCAGGTAAGTTTTGAATTACACATCTACTACCTGATCCAGAAACGTCACCGTCAAAGTTTTGATCAACTGTAGAAAAGCCAAATTCTTCATCTGACTTATATAAACCATACAGCTTTTCGTTTGCCGGGCTGGTCTCTTTTAATGTAATTGTAGCTTCTGCTCTATCATCAGCAGACTTTGAAAATGTAACTTCTCCCTGAGCTCCTACGTGAGAACTTCTTTTATCTGACATTCTTGAAACTTCAACCATGGACTCTTCAGCAAATCCAGTCAAAACAAAATTATCTACAATAGTAATTACTTTTTGCGGATCATAATTGACCATTTATAATACCTCCTTTACAGTGTTAAGTAGAAATCTAATTCTACATTGTGCCAAGCTCCAGAATAGGTTACTGTTGATTTAACACCCTTTAGAACTCTGTTTGCTAAATCATTTTTCAGCAAGTCTTTTCTGGTAGGATAAGTTACTGTTGACATGAAATTGCCGTCAGCATCTTTAGCGACAGCTCCATTTCTAGCAGCCACTTTATTAACCTGCTTAGCTGCATCAACAAAAAGACCAATTCCTGCATTATCCTGGCCGACTTTCTGGCTGGTCTTTAATACGCGGAATATCTCTTCTCTATATCTTGCAGCAAACCAGTGTTTTGCAACAGTTGTATCAATAAAATCACCATTACTCATTACACCTTCTGCGACATATAAAGAGCCGCCCCATTCTTTATAAATATTTGCATTAACAGCTTGCAATGCTGCTGCATCAGCTGGCAAATAAGTAGCTTTGGCAGTATTATTGATAGTTTTAAACTTAAGAGTATAACTACCAGGAGTCATTGGCAGGATTCTACCTAAAGCACCTGCATCAAGATACTGTTCTTCATCATTTACACCACCATCATGAGCGAATAAAGCAAAGTTTTGATTTTCTATTCCCTGCATAAAGGCTTCGATATCGCTTATTATTGCATCTTTCCCCAAATCACCAAACATTATTTTTTCTTTTGAAGCTACCCAGTTAGCAGCTTCTTGAACATCAGCCTCGGTGTTACTTGCGATAGCCAGAGCGTACCAATCATTATTCTGAGTTATTAATTTATTTAACTCATCAGTGATTGTGCTTGTTTCTGTCGCAATATCAACACCGTAAATCATAACTTCCTGAACCTTTGGCTGCTGACTTAACATAGCATTAACTTTTTTATACGCTAAATCATTACTGGTCCAGTTCTGGATCTCTCCAGTGTCTGAAACAATTTCTAACGGATTGGTAACAGTTGGGTCAAAAACCAAACCAATACCGAATCCTTTTTGAGCTACAGCTCCTGTTTCATCATATACATTTACAACAACAGGATCTCCCATTTAAAGATCACTCCCTCTTTATAAATTTACGTCTAAAATATTTTCATCATCAGAAAATTCTACTTCAAGTTCAACCTCTTCGAATGTCTTTTCAATTATCTTAACTTCATCATTAAACTGTAGAACTACATCAAAACCTTTTCTGTCTTCATAGTCAGTTTGTAAATAAGTAGTCCTGTCCTGCATATTTGTTACACTTATAATCACCACATCATACTGATCAAGAAACCGCTGGCCCAGTTTAGGAATTCTAAACCACTCAATTAATTTTGAAATGTATTGGCTCACATCTTTGCCAAAAGCGTTAAATGATATCGTCACTCTCGGATTTGAGTAATAAGAGTATTCGATATCCTCATCAAAATTAGGATCATCACTCTGAACCACTTCTTTTTTTATGAACATT